CAAAAAAGGCAAGTACTCCGATACCTGCCAGCATATACATTACATACTGCATTAATAATTCCATACTCATAATTTCTTCTCCTTTACTTTTCAATGATGTTTTCTAAGAGCTCATCTCTTATTTTTTTCATTTCATCGATTCCGTTTCCGGTGATCTGATGATTTAACATTGCTGCCAAGCACTTAGACTGTTGTTTCTGCATATCTTCCAAGGATTGCAGTTTTTTGTAATCCTTATCGTTATATACTTCCAGTTGTGATACTCTTTTATTTAATAAAAAAGCTGGTCTAATCACTTTTACAACGATAGCTCCTGCCCCTCCAACAATGCTTATAGCCCCGCAAATACTTAAGATCTGCTGTAAAAATTCCATGTACTCTTACTCCCTCCTTAATATACGCTGATTAATATATCACACTTTAATATCTCCGGCGGTATTTCGTATGTGTATTCCAGCCGGTAGATGGTGTTGTTTCTCTGTGGCTGCACGATAGCGGTCAGGATCACTTCGTTTTCTGATTTTTGGTTAATCTCACAGACCCCTGAATCTTCTGCTTCCTCACCTGCCAGCAGGAGATATTTTGCACTAGTGACTTCAAATTTCTCCCCCGTGGTGCTGGTAATCCTGATGCAGACACGCTTTTTTTCTCCGAGTTTAAATTCTACGCGTTCCAATTATGTGCCTCCAATCCCTGCCAATTTGGCATTATAAGATTTTTTTACAACTCTTACATCATGTAACTGCAAGAGTTTTGCCATATAGGGCAATAGTACCAGCCGAGCCATCGCATGTACGTGATAATGCACCTGTACCGTACATTGTAGATGTCCACAGGCTCCCTTGTCATTTTCTGCCCAGATTTCGATATCTTGTAATCCCGGTATTTTGGGGGCATATCCCTCCCAGTACCCCGGACGATCTGGAACGGGCGTGAACTCCACCTCTGTAGAGTTCGCGGTTCCCCATACCCTTACAATCATTACGCCGGATCTACGACCTTGAATGTGATCTTAATGCGACCACCGGCATCTACAGTCGTAGCCTGTGCCACAACATCGGAGATCACTGGCGCCTTGGTATCCACGCGTACTTTGCGAGTTACGGTTGTTGTCTTTCCGAGGCTGTCTTTTGCGATGATAACAATGTTGTTATTGCCTTCCTGCAAGCCGGTTACGACTTTGCTAAATGCTCCACCTGCACCGACTTCTACGCGCTCACCATTGATGGTTACTTCTGCGAGCGTTACTGCATCTGACCCAGCTGCCGCGGTACCGGATACCGTCACGCTTGTCTTGTTAGTAAGGATGTTGTCTACCGGAGTCTTAACATCTAAGGTTGGGGCTGCTGTGGAGATTACAAAGTTAACAACTGCCGCAGTCGATGTGTTACCATCGTTATCCTGTACAGATAATTCGATTTTGTTTGCACCATCCGGGAGACCTGTAGCCTTATATGTACAAGTTTTTGCTCCAGCGTCACCGTCTGCCCAACTCAACTTCGAGTTTTCGATGGCGACATTGTTGATCTTAAGCACAACAGTAGCCATGTTGAGACCGGAACCTCCTGCATCTTTGACCTCGAGCTTGATGTCCTGTGCAGATGCTCCAAGTACTGATCCGCTGGTTGGTGATACGATCGTAGCTGTCGGTTTTGTTTTTTCAAGTACACGGAGTTTCAACTGATTCCCATAAGTCTTATCGTCTGCGGTCATTACTGTACTATTTCCAGCCTCATCTTCTGCGTGCAATTCAATTTTGTACACATGATCCGGTTGACTCCAAGATGAGTCCGCCGGTGCATTTCCTTCTACTGTCCATAATTGTGTATCACTGTCATAAGTTGCCAACATTTTTACGCCATTTACCATTGCGTAGCTTTGTTTTACTGCCATAATTAAATTCCCTTTCTTTTTATTTTTGTTTAGTAGCGATCGGATAATCATACGGATAACCATACGGATAGCTGGTCTCGTACCATACCTCAAATTTTATTTTTATCTTTTCTCCGGCAGATACCGTCGTCTTGTCTGTTTGCACATTTTTTATCTCCATATCCGATCGCTCCTCCTTACTATTAGTTTCTTTTTTTATGCAAGCTCGAAATAGTGTCCTACGAGCTCACTTGCTTTGTTGTGCAGCGCCTGTCCGCTGTCTCTGGTGCATTTATATAGGATACCATCCTCTGTATAATACTTGCCCTGAAATACTTCCATATTGACATGGTACGGAATCGGGTCCTCTTTCGTGCCGGCGTGAGTTTCGTCTATCCGTGTAAAAATAGATTCTGTTCCCTGTCCCGGTACCCACTGCTCCTGGAACTCCTGTCCCGGTTTAATTGTCTTGTAGAGCACATCTTGATGGGTAAATTTGTAACCTGCATCTTCTGCTGTAAATTTAAGCTTAACCAACTCGCTCCATGTTTCGTATAGATTTTTGACTTTGAGCGCATCTTTGTCCTCAAACGTCTGCGCCTGCATCTTTGCCAGCGTAAATACTGCCCCGTAATTTTCCGGAGCGACACCGCCGCTCTCTTTGATTTCCTTAACATCTTCCTCCACATTAGTCAGGCGCTCTTCTGTTGATCTTCCAACCTGATTTACTACTACACCGTAGATCTTCCCAGTATATTCTTCTGTCCGGTAAAATTCTGTGTAGCCTTCATATTCTGCGATGGTCTGCCCTCTCTCCTCCACTCTCATGTATTTTGTTTTTAAAGTGTCTGTAAAGAGCACGCGCAGCTGATCCGGAGTGTTGCCAATCGTCTTAATGCTAAGCATTCCTCCGAGTTCTTTGACGCTTTGGACCGTGATGGATGTCGCGTCTCCAAAATATAATTTCATGGGTTTCTCCTTTCTGTGCGATGTCGCACACATAAAAATAAGAGCCTGCATTGGCTCTCTGGTTGACGAGTTACTTATTTTTTTACTTACTAAATGGCAAAATAGATCCACCTAGCGATTCTGATATTTTTCTAACCGGATATGCGGGTGGATTATGGACTGGTGGAGGAAAAAACTTATGTTTTTCACTTCCTGTTGCCTATAATTTGTCTAATATAAAAAAAGTAATACCAACCAAAATAACTCTTACATCTAGACAAGCAGGAAGCTATTGCTATGGTGGCGCAGATGATCATGAGGAGGTCGATTTAAAAACAGATATTGTAAAAATAGATCCTATAAAAGATATGTCACAATTAAATTTTTCAATAACATTCCCTACTGTCCGCGCAAAAACAAATAATGATGCGACAGGCGTTTCTTATTCTATATTTTTAAAATTGCAAGATTTTTAATTACTCTAAGATTTGGGTTGAGAAAAATTATAGCTGTTTAAAGCCGATTACACATACATTAATACGCGGCTCCCTTTTTGACCCGTCAGCGTTGAAGACTCTAAGCGTCGCAGTGTTTTGATTAAACTCATATAGCCCTAGCGTTAATAGTCCATAATTCGGCGATGAACTACGACCTTGCAAAATAGGGATTACAGATATGATTTTACTCATCTCAAATTGCTTAAGGTCTACAGGGATATCTGTATACGACCCTGCATCAACGGCGTGAAGACCAATATCTTTATGTTCTACGGATATGATATTGCCATTTACTGACTCAAGATCTTCCATCATTTGAAAGACTTTCCGTATCTCAGTAATGTTTAATCCATCAATCTCGACTTCGTATAATGGCATATCTGCCACTGTATCTCCAGCCTGTATATCGCCCTCTGTATGCGCTGGTACTTGTGGGCTTGTCTCTGCCGGAGTCCCCTGTAACACTTTAAGCGTTAATGATTCCACATTCGTTTCCGGCTGTTTTTCGTATCTTGCTACAATTAAGTCGATACGTTTCATTCCTTGGGAACCATTATTAATTGTTACTGAATCGTAAGTGTTCTTTTTTATAGAGGCTGCACATCCTTGGTGCATGATCACTCCGTCTCTCACCTTAATCTCATTGTTGTTTGAAATCTCTGCGGTCAACATTGTTCCAGTCTGTAGCACATAAGACTTGCTTCCAAAGATTCCAATATTAATATCTCTGTCATTTTCTGCTGTGATGTGCGGAGTGCCCGTATATCCTGTAATGATATCCATTAGTTTTCTCCTTTCAGTTTGTATTCAATCTTTTCTTCCCCATAGGAGATTGTCCAAATCTTTCGGTCTATTGGTTTTTTGACGGAAACGCCCATCAAGTAATCTCTCCCACCGACAATGTCTCCGATATCGATATTCCCGTCAATCTTTTCCATCGTCATGTTATATTCGGTTTTGCTTTTTTCTTCTTCCAGTTTCTTCTTTCCGTTTGCGAGCAAATCATCCCTTTCGGATCCGGAAGAGTCGTACACTTCTGAGATTTCATCCACGCCTTTATAATATTGCTTCGTGCCGATCTTTCCGCTGCTGTCTGTGTAAAGATGTATCACGAGCCGGTTTTGCAATTCTCCTTTTCCTAGGCAAATTAGGTGATTTACTCCGCCTTTGTTGTCGTCCATCGTGAAATGCATGTTATTGTCCTCGGAGAACTCATACTCTTCCGAAAAATCAACAATCGGAACAGCCTGCACCTGCACCCATCCAATCTCATTCGTTGCGCCTTGCATATACCGGATATCAAGGCGATAGCCCGCAGATTTTAGCATCTCCACGAGTCCCTCGTGTAGTGTGCAATATCTGTCATACTGAAAATCGACGGTAACTCCTGTACTTTTCTCTGTTCCATAAAACAGCCCTGGGAATGCGCTTTCCACTCGTTTTTTGATAATGCTGTTTAACTCTCCATTGTCTGTGACATAAGCCGCACCGGACGGAGGCTCAATGACTTTCTTTGTCATCATGCCTCGCCAAGTGTACCCCTTTGCTTTTACTGTGTTTGCTTTTGTATCAGTCGCTATATGTCTGACGATTCCTCCATATTCTGTGTTCGGCGAGAACATACGACAACCTATTTGCACTTCTCCCGTCCAATCAAACCTTTTATACTCGACCTCGAAATCATTGATACTATCGTTTTCCTCTCCAACCTCGAAATCGATGTTTGTATTCATGACGTACCCGAGTTCTCTTCCATATATGTCAGTTCTTATGAGATCCATCTCGGCACGCTCCTCTCTTTGTATATAGTGATTTCAAATCCAAACGTGCCACTCCAATTAATCATCAAGTCCCCTGATGGAAGTAATTCAAACACTGAAGATTCTTTTGCTCTTTTGGCAAAAATGTTCTGTTCTGTTCCATTTGTCAAATGCTTTATAACGGTCTTGCTCCTGCTGTCAATCACAAGATATTCGCCTTTTTCAAGCGTTTCAAAAATCTGATACACATATCCGTTGATTGTGATTCTTGGGTTCGCACACGGTCCGTATACTACCATCCGGAAATGGTTTGGTCGATAGTGGTCGATATGCCAATGCTGACTACCTGTTTTCTCTCGAGAATAGTCGTAGTTGTACCCATATGGATATTCCAAGAATGAGTATTCTTCGCCTTTACCCACGCTGTCGGGATAGAAATCTTTCTTTGTTTCCTCTGACCAAAACGGGTATGGACAATAGATAGCCACTTTAATGTCTGTCCAGTTATTCCATATTCCGGAAACCTCATTCGACATCTCTAAAATGTAGCACTCGATATAGTAATTCCCGAAATATATACGACCAGGTGTTACATTCACGATATCGTATTCCCATGCGTTTGTAAGCTCATCCAGTTGCTTTTTACGACCGTCAAGCGTACCACGGACGGTAAGAGTGATATCGTACGTCATGGACTCCTTGGAAAAACCATATACGCTATCACCCATTCCAGTATCTGTCGCCTTCTGCTTCCATTTGTATTTGTGAAAATACCCGTCCGTTGGTCGTAGCTTGTCTCCGATCAGATTGTACTCTTTTCCGTTTGAGCATACATATTTAACTTCTATCATCTTACGACCACCCCTAACTCTCTCAATGCTCTAAGCACTTCTCTGTCCTTTAGATAGAACTTATACTCTTTGTTTCCGCTTAAAATCATTAATAGGATTTCTACGATTCTGTCTAAGCGTTCTAGCGCTCCGCGCTCTTCTGTGTTCTCGGCATGCATCGGAACGGATGTCCGCATTTCGTAATCAAATTCTCCGAACGGTTTCTGAGCGATATTGCCAAGCTTTTCCATAGAAGCGCGGAATGGATCGAGATTTCCCTCCACTCCTCGTGGGAACCCAAGGGAGATCATCTTTCCGACATACTCACCCCAACGAGATGGAGAATGAATACCGAAGAAATCAAGCACCTTATCTTTGAAGTTTCCTAGTATATCCTTAACTGCCTCCCATAGCATATGTCCGGCATTCGCTAGCCCCCTCGCTATGCCTTTTATAATATTTAGTCCAATAGAGCCCCAGTCGGTTTTTAAAAACTCGCTTGCAATAGACAGGGTGATTTTAGGTATGTTGCTAATCATCGTAGGAATAGCCCTCACGAGCCCAGCAGCCAATTTTCCAATGATTTCAATTCCTGTTTGTAATATCTGAGGAAGCTTCTGTCTTATAGACGTTACGAGTCTTAAGATCATCGTCGCAGCTGCGACAACAATTTGTGGTAGGTTTCTAATAATTCCATTTACTAAGTTTAAGAGTAGTTGTCCGCCGTTTTCTAAAATAATCGGCGCTGCTTCACTAAGCGCTCCAAGAAAATGGGTTAACAATTGCCCAGCTCCTGCGATTAAAGCAGGTAAATTTTGCAAGATTCCATTTACTAAATTTGTTATTATTTCCACGCCTTCAGACAATATGGTCGGTAACTGCGTTTTAATTCCGATTACAAGCTGTTGTATCATCATAAGCGCCATATTCAGCAGCTGTGGCGCATTTTCCGTAATTGTCGTCCAGAGATTTTCAAATAATCCGAGCCATGTTTCTACCCATTTCGGCAGGTTTGTAATAATACCCTGCGCCAACTGAACTACCATGTCTGCTCCCATTTGCAATAGTTGCGGTGCAAGTGTTGTTGTTAATGTAATTAACGCCTGCGGCAGTCCTTTTAGTATATTTCCCATTGCAGGTATAAGGTTGCCGGATATAAATGTGGTTACCGTCTGCGCCAATGCCTGGAGAGATGTGTCTAGCTCATTTCCTAGCATAATATTCGCCATCAAATTCTGATAAGACGCTTTCATTGCTCCGATGGAGCCGGTCCATGTTTGCTCAGATTCTCTTGCAAAATTTCCGGCGTACTGTGACGTGCGTTCCATAAACATTTGCATAGCAAGTTCCGCTTTTTCTGCGTTACTCGCAGTATTCCATTCAAAGTTGACACCTTTTTCCAGCGCATACGCCTGTAAGGTTGTTGCGTTCATGGCGACGCCAAGATTGTCCATCATTGTAAAGTTGCCCTTCGCAGCTCCCGCAATAGACTCCATCGCCATGCTCATGTCGATTCCCATTACGGACGCCACATCTGCTGCTCTCTGCATTGCTTTCGATGTCATATCGAGCGATTTTTGTTGCTCGATTCCAGAGCCCTGAAAAAGAGATCCCATCTTATTCGCTGTGGCCATATAATCAGATGCTGACATACCCATATTCTTATATGCGCTTACCGCTTGATCTTGAATAGTCTTCGCAAATTGCCCGAATACCGCTTCCGTACCGCCGAGGTTCTGCTGGAGTTCGCCTCCCTGTGCGAATGCATCGCCGACCACCTTCTTTAACGCAATCCCGATTCCTGCTGCCGCAATGGCTTTTTTGAACATTCCACCAAAGGTAAAGCCGGACGATTTGCCTACACTCGCCGAGGTATCCCCAAGAGTTTTCTTTAGTTCGCCTTCTGCGCCTCTCATAGATGGTATGATTTGCACATACGCTTTTGCTAATTCTGTCTTTGTCTCCATACTCTACCCCCCTTCTCCTGTGATCTCGCTCCATGCAGCTTCAAAATCTTCTCCAGAATCAAATGCTTGCACTTCCTTTTCTTCTTCCTCTCCTGCCAATGAAGCCAGAATGGATTTTGGTCGATTTCTTCGCTTCGCCCCATCCTCGGAGTTAAACCACACCAGTGTTCCAAGACGGTCCGCGATAATCGAAAGTAATATTTCTTCTGTGTCCGCTTTTTCTCCTAACAGCTTTCTTTTGATCCTTGAGTTTTCCCTCAGACCACATGAAAAAAGAGCCACCGTTTTGCACGGAAGCTCTCTATGATTCAAAATATGGTACGTTTCGGCTAAATCACACATCCACGCATCCTTATCCGTTACAATCATGTGGGTGAGGACTAGGAGTTTTTTCCTGCATTCGACGCCTCCATGATCTCCATTAGTTCTTGTACCATTGCGCTTGCCGGTACCCGACCATTTTCGTTGCGGACATGTTCTTTTAATTTGTTTTTCTGCGCGCCGTCCAGAATCATATCGATCGCTTTGAAGATTGCCATGTTATCTCCATTATCTGCGTCTACTAATGTTTCTAGCAGTTCGTAGTCGTCAAAAACCTCTTCCTGAATCTCAAATTGAAATCCACTTTTTGTCGTCCCTTTAAACATTTCTTATGCTCCTTTTTTGATATATTCGTAATGCGTATTTCCAGTGATATCTGGTGTTGCTGTCAATGTAATTCCGTACCCAATCGCATCCTCATCCACATATGTGATTTCATCCAGTTCTGTCGGCTTCGCCGAAGGAATTACGATTCTCTTCGCTACTTTTCCCTTCATCACAACCTCGATTACCCATGCAGACTCTTCCTGTTCCTGATTGTTCGCTTTCACAGTGATTCCGGATTCGAGATCACCCGTCACGTTTTCTTCTCCGTATACGGCCTTTAGCACTTCCAAATTCAAACTTTCGATCAAAGTAAACTTGAACTGATCTTCCTTGCTCGTATGCAAGGTCAAGACCGTGTCTCCTCCCCACGCTTTCTTGCTATCTGATTCCGGACTGTTTGCGTTGGTGAGCCCATCTTCCGAGCAATACCCAAGTGCTTTAAATGCCGGATCTAATGCTGTTGTGGCATCCGTCGGAAGTTTCGATCCAGCCGGTGCTCTATGAATTGCTCCACCAACCTTCGGCTTGCCGGTGCTTACATTTTTTGCATCTGACATAATATTTCTCCTTTCTAATAGTGAACGATGTCGTAGACCGCTTGATACCTATATCTTTTCCGCGTAATGTCTGGATAGTTATAGTCACTGTTTAATTTGCATTTGCAGACATCGTCCAATTCAATTATTTGTTCCATTGCTTCTTTCACTTTTTCATTTAACATCGCGGTTTCATGAAGCGATGCAGAAAAAGACTGGATAGCCAGTGTTGCCCGTTTCACATGGTTCTCTACACCGCTTCCAGTCTTCTCGATTAAAACATATTCTTTTTTCGTATCTTCCGGTTCTTCCGTAAACGTGCGGATACCTTTCGATTTCAAATACTTCAATACTGTTTCTTCAATCATCACATCGCCCTCAATAAGCTATTGTTGCCATCATCGCCTGTAACAATTGCGATTGCACGAGTTTGAGCAACGACTACTTCGTAATCTCCACCGCTTTTTTTCGCAATGTCACTTGCATGTTTTTCCAACATTTTCTGTACTTCTTCGCCTCTCAGAAACGCACGAAATCCACTAGGGCTTCGTTTTATTTTTACTTTACTCATACTTTGCCACCTGCCATATCTCATTCCAATCAAGCGGTATATTCTCTTCGATTCCTCGCTTCGGAAATCCAATCACCTGCCATCTATCGCCAAAAAATTCCACAATCTGATCTTTCCATGTGTGCTGGTCACCTTTCGGAATTGCGATATTGTATATTGCCTTCTTCCCTTCAAAATCAAAAGCGTCAACCGCTTCCGTGGAAGTGACCGGAGACACGAGCACGTTTTCTACCGTCTCTTTCTTTTCCATGTAAATCGGATGATCGAATCCGTCTCGCCCGGTTTCCTCTTTTGTGATAAGCGTAATTGCGATTCCTTTAATCTTCGCCACACATATCCACCGCCCTTCTTCTTTGTCCTTTCAGTCCTAGCCTTGCAAGTTCAGAGTTTTTAATAAAGAGCCCACCACCGGGCACTAGATACGTTCCACTCCAGGTGTATCCGAGTGCGGATTGCGATTCTTGGGAAAGAGGCTCGGAGTCTGTCGATGTCATAAGCGTTCTGGCTACAACGTCAACAGTCACCGATTTTACGACATTTAAAAAATAGGGCTTAGCCTTAATCATTTCATCAAGGTTCTTCCCTACTTTGTCGGCTTCCATTCGCAAGCTGTCTGACACGATCTCTAATAACTTGTTTGCTCTTGTCTCTTCGCCCGGCTTCAGTGGTCTCCATATTTCGTACAAATCATTTGTCGTCGCGAACGGTTCTAGCATTTCCCTTCACCGCCTTCTTTTTTGTGGTATTGGGAGGCTCTTTTTCAAGCTCCCAATCCTCGCCAGTGATCTCGCACGGAACGTCGATCACATTTCCTGTTCTTCTATTTCTGTAGATCATATTACGCCTCCACGATACGTCCGAAGTATTCCGGTACCAAGATTCCCCATCCGATATATACTTCCGCTCTGATATATACCTGATTGTATCCCTTCAGGTCTTTACCGGAGTTGTCCGGGTCGCCATACTGGATAATCTCAAGCGGAATTTCTTTAGAGAATCCCCATTTGAATGCATTCTGGAAATCTCCTACAATAGCATGATCCTTCACAGTATTGTTATATACCGTATTATTCACGTCACAATTCATTCCACCGAGGGACTCAGGCGATGCTCCAAAGCGGAACTCCGGATACTGTCGGACTCCATTTTCTTTAATCTTTGCCAGTGCTGCACCCATCTGTGTAGATAATGCCATTCCTGTTACTTCTCCGTCCGCTCCCTGCACAGTCGAAATAATTGCATCGAGATTTTCATCGCAAGTCACTGCTGCGTAAGTCGTTGTCTGAGTGACTTTGCTGTCAAAATGGTTTGTGCCAACGACGGCGGATGCTTCTCCTGTCCGAGGATTGATTCCGTGGAATGCCGCCAAATCAAAACCTTTCGCCGCCTTATTCGCAAATCCCTCATTGAATGCAGTTAAAATTTGTAATTTTGCTTCCTCGGATGCATACATAAATTCATCGGATACTCTAGCGCCATACTCGAATTTAACCGGTACGATTGTAACCGGTGCTACGGTAATTCCTCCCTCTGTCTTCTTTCCGTTTTCTGCCACAATGTCGATTTCCTTGTCCATTGTAAACGTGAACTCTTTCAGCCCGTTAAACGGGATTGGAGACTGCGCAGAAAGTTTTGCAAGGGAAGATTTCCCTTTTACTTTGTTCATTAAATCTGTAACTAAAACTGGATCATATAATGTTCTGCTTACTGCCATGTTTAATTTCCTCCTAAATTACTTAACATTTTTTTCATAGCTTCATTTTTTGAGCTTTCTTCTCCTGTTGGATCGGGGTTGTAGCTTGGATATGGATTGTTGTTCTTTAGGAACCCAGCCAAGGTCTGTGCGTCCTTCTTCATATCCTCTTCTGTCTCTCCGGAAACCTTGCCTGCGAGCTCATACGGAAGCCCTGCTCCAAGAGCGATTTCTACACGCTTTGACTTTGTTTCATAGCTTTTAATCGTCGCGTCTTTTTTCGCCACCTCTTCCGGAGAGAGATAATCCTTGTACTTTTCCTGTACTTGTTCCGGAGATAAGAAACCTTCGTACTTCTTCTGGACGTCTTCAGGAGAAAGGAACCCTTCAAATTCCTTTCGTACTGTTTCTTGCTCTCTTTTAATGCGTGCGCTTACTGCTTTGTCAAAATCTTCCTGTGTTTCAATAATTTTAAAATCTGCCATTTTCGGCTCCTTTCTCCCACTAAACCCGGTGGTATCGGTCATTTTTTGTATAAAAAAGGCACCCTTGCGGATGCTCTTCCTAATACCTTGCTTTTTGTTTTTTCTTTTCCTTACTTTCGTGACATTTCCAATATGCCAATATGACCGCATCTAAAAGAGATATTTCAATCCCTTCTTTCATGGCTTTGTAGCCAAAGCCGCCATGCGAACCAATCGCACGACGTTCACAGTTACTTGCTGCCTGCGTCAATGATGGCTGATCAGCGTGCCGGAGCGTGTGTTGGAATACTCCCTGCTCGAATAATGCATTTGCAGTAATAATTTCTGCTACTTTAGGGAATATCGGCGTCTGTTTTATTCTTGCATCTTTCATATCATCCAATAAAACCTGTTGCCCATTAGATCCATCAACTACAATGTTTCTTGGATTGATTGCAGTTAGATATTCCAAAATCCAATCGTTTCCGGCTCTTACTGGTCTGCAATCCAGCGCTTCAACAAAGTTCTTCCCATCAGATGTCTTGACCGCAACCGCCATCGAGACATATTCTCCGGTGTTTCCATATTTGATTCCGACATAGATATCACCTGTAAGTTTTGGCTTTTCATCAATCTTAAGCTCCAGCCATTCTTTCTTGCTGATTTCTGACTTTTGATTGTATTTCAGCCACAGCCCCAGCCTCTGAATGTTAAAGTCGATATCATCCGTGGTAATCTCCGCCCGAATCTTTCTCTCTGTCAGGATCGTTCCCAGTGACGGGTTGGTTTCATACCAGGCGTCAACATCGTTCGGATCCGTTTGAAAGTCTACGCTCCATTCTGCCCAACCGGAATCAAAGCCCTTGCCAGATAGTACCGTTTCTCGGAATTTCACGAAAACCGTTCCGGCAGAAACTACGGTCGGTGGAGTTCCCAGCATAATGGTCTGTGGATTATCGCTGTCTGACACAATATATTTCAATGATGTCTCTTGCGCTTCCGTATACTCCTGCGCTTCGTCGATGATCAGCACGTCATAACCTTCACCAAGCCCACCAGAAGACGTTCGCGTTCGAAATTCTACGACTGCACCGTCTTCCGCATATAGATGTTCTTTTCCAAATGCCTTGAACGACGAGGTAATAACGATTCCCGCCTTTTCGCACATTCGATCAAGTCTTTCCCATACTGCGTGTGATGTAGTTGCTCTGTGCGCAGTATATAGCACTCTTTCTCCATGCTTCAGCGCCCATAAACACCTAGCAAGCACGTTTTCCGACTTTCCATTTCTACGAGATACGGAATATCCATATTTTTGATGTACCCATAAGCCATCTCCATTGACAGCCATGATGTCACACTGTAGAAGCTGCTGCCATTCTAACAATTCATTTCCTGTTTTCGCGTATAGATCGGCAGCCTCTTGACCTTTTGTTTCCGTGTAAGGAAGTGTAACGGATTGAGTGGGTGTCTGGCGTCCTATTCTTTTAGTATCCATCTCACCCCTCCTGTTTAACTGTTTCTTCCGTAGACGATATCACCCCATCGCCCAAAGGGAGACAATTGGACCACCCCTTTCTACTTTTCAAAAAGTTCCGTATTGTCCTTCTGTAACATGTAGAATGCATTGCCAAGTTTCTTAACCTGTTTTTCCTTCAACCTAATGTCATACATCTCATCCAATGCATGAATCAATTCATGAAGAAGCGTCGATTTTTTCTGCTCTTCTGATGCATCTACGTTTAAAAAAAATTTTTTCCGGAAGATAATGAATCTGTCCGTATAAATCTCCACCGTTATCGTGCAGGTTTGCGGTTTCTTCCACTGTATACTCCTTATACAGTACTTTTATTTTTCCAGGTATCTTCATGCACTTTTCCCTCCTTTCTTAAAAATGGGTATAAAAATACCACAGACCTTTCGACCTGTGGCATTTATCCTTCTATCTCTTCTACCATTGCTTCATACATTTCGTCTTCGTTCATATCATTCATGTAGAATAACTCTCCATCTTCTCCAAATATTCCCCTTTTCGCGGATTCGATATCGTCTGCGTATTCGATTACAATTGCATTGAATTTCCCGATACTATCTATTCTAAAAACAATTCCTGTTTCTAAAATAAATAATAATGTTCCGGTTATTTCTATATGCTTATATTTCTTTTTTAGTTTCTCATTTATGTCATCTATCCTTTTCAATCTCATTTCCTTCTCTGTCATATCTTTTAGTTCCTTCTTTCCCCGTTGATATTTTATAATATTCTCCTCCGTGATGGCTTCTTTCTCCTGGATGATACATCAAAATACCATCTCCACCAAAATTTACTCGAAACCCTCCGCCTTCTTCAAAAGGAATATCTCTATAGTTTTTTCCTTTTAATGCCTTTATCTCGTATCCCGAATTTTTTAATGAATCATATAATCCCTTCGGTGTATATGCTCTTAACATTTTAGGATGTTCCGATATTCTTGAAGCAAGATCTAACCCATTTTCTTCTTTGATTCTTTTCTCTTTATTTTTCGGTGTTTCTTTCGTCTTCTTTATTTTTATTGTATCACTGTTTGTCCCGTTTGACCACTTTTTTGTATGCACATTTTGTCTTGTTCCATCTCCAGGGGCATAGTCAACCAGACACCTGCAATGCTTATGTCTACGAAACACATCGTTCCCGGTATCAGACACTTCCTCGTACTCATAAACCCCTGTAAGATTATCGCACCATTTGCAGCATTTTCCAGTTGATGTCCTTATGATTTTCGGGCTTAATCCAGCTTTGTGCTGAAAATCTGCATTTGTTCTTACCGCATCGTCTACAATCGTCTGTGCGAAATTGACAATTGGCTCTCCTAGCATATATGCGATATCGTCAAAGTAATCTTTCCCGGAAGTTATATCGATAATCCCCTGTACCTTATCCTCGTTCAATTCCGGCTTAATCGCTTTAATTCCAATTTTTTGTTGTTTATTCAGCGAAGCCTGAACCTCTTTTGAGTAGTCGGCTACACTTTCATATAGATCTCCCATCATCGGACGAATAATCCTGTCTGCGATATTGTAATATAGCTTTCCATCCGGTAACACAGAAGATGATAGATTGCTCTTAAATACCTGTGATAAGATTTCTCCCGATTCTATCGCAAATTCATGCGCTTCTTTGTACGTTGCGGTCCCTTTCGCCAGCTTCTCCGAAAGAGTAGTTAATTTTTTACTTTCTGAAATCTTGCGGTCAAATTCTTTTTTAATTTTCTCGTACAGTTTAGGTGCAATATCTTCCACGCTTACACCTCCTAGAATCCTGTTAGATCGCGCATGCGGTCTTCATTTATATATCCCGGAATCGCCTGATTGATCTTAATCGCTCCGTCTCCGTAGGAACTCAATGCTGCTGCGTCCGGCTCAAATACTGGCTCCCACTTTGGTTTTGTCAAATAAAACTGTCTTCGCTCATACGGGAAATCATCTCGTAGACACGCTGCCAAATATCCCACATTCAAAAATCCTGTTCCGAATGTTCTCTGCGCCTTTCTTGCCATCAGTCTTAAATTCTCGTGACTTGCCTTAATCGCTTCTGCGCTGGATGGATTCTCTGTTGGGAAACCGAGATCGTCCATCGTAAGTCCTGTCTCCCCTGCGAAAAGTCCGGCCAACATCTTTAATTGTTCCATGTGTGGCGCCATGCTCTGCTGCTGGAATTGTCCGAACGTCGGAACATCCCCCTGATCATCTTTTGTAATCTCAATCATGTATGACATTGCGCTTTTCCATTTATCCAACGGATCAGAATCTTGCGATGTACCGACTACATATTTCTGCGGAAATGAAAAGAACTCCGCTGATACCTCGGAGCGCTTAATGGTTCGCATGGCACTATTCACGATATCCATGCAAGCTCTACTAATGCGGCTGTGCCCAAACATTCTCTTTGAATCTGGCCGATTGATGATCGGCACCAACAACGGATATGGCGCGTTATTCGGAATATTCCTTACTTTTCCATTCTGAATAATCTGTGTATTTCCCGTCGTGAAGTATGCTTCTATCGTCGGTGTGTCCACGTCACTTCTTTCCAACACTGCATACCCTTCTTTTAACATCCCCGTGATTGGATCCATAACTCCAGTTGCATTTCTTCCGTCTATCACTTCCAACTTCGGATATTCACCCTCTTCTGAAATATACACGAATGAGCAAGAGCCGATCAGTGCCGAAAGAATTGCGCTGTCAAAAAACATATCCGGATTATTCATCAAGAAAATTTCGTTGATATCAAAATTATCTTCCTCGAACTCGCGAAACATGAGCCGATCCGAAATGCTGTCCACAGATTTTCCACACCATCCAAGCACGGTTTGAAACCCTCTTAAGTTTGGTGGCGTCGAAATACCGAAATCTTTAATGATGTTCTTCATTTCGTAATATTTATATCTTAGATTCACTCTTTTTCTCTTCAAATTCAGCCTGTTTCTCAGCTTTGCAATTCCTAATAATTCACTCATTTTGATATCCTCTCTCATCTCCGTGTGTTTTTTTTCGTAGTCTGTTTGAAGCTCTGGCAGACAGCAAGTGGGGGAGGTATGCCCCCTCTCTTACTTAATCGGTGACCGCATATTTTTCCAGTCGAAAGTGTGAGGTAATACACGGTTGCTTATTATTTCTTCGACCTTTGCATCTGCTTTTTCGACCAGCTTGTCCGACTTCTGTCTATTGCAAGTCCAGTGCGCAAGCTGCAGGTTGTCCAGGTCTGATGGGTGCCCACCTTTCGCTATCGGTATGATATGGTCTATGCAAGGTGACAATGGGTGAGGATACTTGTATGCGAAGTCTACTGGTTTCCCGCATATTCCGCACACTGTTTGAGTTGCATAGATCTTCTTTTTATTTTTATCGAACTGTGTTCGGTGTGTTCCGTTCTGATCCGGGCGGTATCCTTTTGCCATCCGCTCACCTTCTTTCTCACACAAGAAAAGACACCCGATTATTCGGATGCCTTTACTTCTTCAATAAATTGTTTCATTAGTTCTGTTATCTTACTAGCCTGACTAACTCCAGCTTTCTCGCAAGCTTCTTCAAACTCTTCTACTACATCTCTCTTCAACTTGAACCCTTTTGTCATCCAGCCTGCTTTCTTCTGATACTTCTCTGATGCTATCGTTTGTGGAGTCGGGTTACCTTTTGGCATTGCCATCCCTCCATTTCCTGTATAGCGCTCTTCCTGTTAGACCAGCAGCTACAGCGACTACTACTGCCACGATTATTTCTATCCTCATAGCTTTACACAGATGAGTCTACGTGTTATATTTAATATGCAAGAGAGACTTGCTTGTCTCTCTCGCCTATTGTTATTTTGTGATTAGCCAAGTTATGACTCCGGCTATCACCCCAGAAACAACTCCTGTGATTGTTTGAACCAGCACTTCAATCCAATCTATGGAGTTTTTCTTTTTCTTCTTGCTCATCTGTCTTTCACCTCCTTACAAGTATATATTATCATATGGTTAACCATATGTCAATACTTTTTCAGAGGTCTTTTTTATTTTTTCAACGATATCATAATAACACACTTTTATGTCCTGTGATTACGGTTCTTTTTGATCTCCCATTGCTGGAATCAAAAATGCCCACAAGCACCACGCGCTCCCTGTTATGTATATACCAACGCTTACTGCTATTGATACTCCAATCCATTTCATTCCTTTTCCTATCCATATCTTTTCCATATCTGTTCTCCTATACTTTTTTTGATAATAAATAAAAAAACTTCCTTCTTCTGTCGTAGTACATGTCTTTCCCGCACGGTATCTTTTTAGCATCTTTGAGGTACCTGTACGTTGCATAATCTGTCGTAACTCCTTCGAGGATGTACTGGCATAATTCCGGATCTGCTTCTATGGCTGTCTGCTCTATGGTCTCGCACTTCTCTTCGAGCTCTGTCCGGCGGATTGCCAAACTCTCTGTTGCACTTCCAATGCTTGGACTTCCTTTCCCTTCTTTCCCATACTGGATTGCTTTCACGGTGTCTTGCATATTAGCCAACTCTCTTCTCCAGTCCTGATACTGTAGACAATGATGCTTCAACTCCAAGAATCTATGTTTGTTTATCCCGTATTTCTTTTCCGATATCGGTCTTTCGTCCGGCATCTAAATTCACCTCTCTTCCTGTCTTTTTGTCTCGCACTCCGGTCACCTCAAAGCCTAGTCTTCTTGCCACTATACAGAGTGCGCTTAAGTCTTCTTTCTTCCCGTGCGGTAATCGATTATAACTTCTTATTGCTCTATCAGCTGTTGGATCTCTATAGCCTTCCTCATTCATGGTTGTTCTCCTGTCCTGCTGCCGCCTGTGGCTCTTCCTCTCTACACAATTCCCAATACTCACATCTTAAGCAACAGCTCTTACACTTCTTCTTTCTGGACTTCCCGATCCAGTGCATGAATCTCTCTAACATTACGCCTCCTGCATTTGTTTCTGTATGCTCTTATGTATGACTTTTCTCTTATCATTGGCTCTTTGTTTCTTTTACGCTCATTGTTGCTTTTGTAACACTTGTTTCTAGCTAAAGCCCACAATGTAATCGCTTGTTCCGTTTCCCTAAACGCTTTTGTTGTTTTCTCTGCTGCCTTTGCTATTACCACTGCCGCTTCTGCCACTGCCGCTCCCAACTCTTCACATGTCATTCTTCTTCTCCCTCCTGCAATCTCGGAATATATGCCCGATTCTCGTGATATTTTTCCACTTTTCTTACTTTTCCAATCAACTGCCCCATCTGATCAAGAACCCTTTTGTGTTGGCCGACATTGAAAAACTGCACAATGTCATCCGTCTCTTCGAATATATCCTTGTATTTTCTCCGGTTCAATCTTGACCGATGGAGCTGTGTGCATAACTTACTTCTCTCCTTTGCTCTTGGTTCAAATTCAATCTCATGCAATAAATCCTGCTGACGCTTGTCTTCTTTCGAAATTTCTTTTCTTGCCATCTCATTCAGTGCTTGGCACTCGTTCACGAACCTAAGAAAAGCACGCAGGTTTTCCGACCTGTTCATGGTTCCATCTCCCTTTTTATGTCATATTTCTTTGCCATATAGCCTGCAACATCTGTAATCTGATATGGCAGACGCCGGAATCTCTCCCTTGCTTTGTCAGATGCCTTGCACCCTTCCAGCTCCTC